CCAAATAAAGGAATAGCATTATTTCTAACTGTCATCGCATCAAATACTCCTTCACAAATAATAATAGGTAAATCCCAATTTATAAATAATTCAAAACCAATTATATCCTTACTAGATTGGGCTAAAGCATGCTTACGATATGAACCAGAATCAAAAGATCTACCAACATAATAATTTAAATTTTGATTTTCATCATATGATGGAATAATAACCATATTTTCATATGAACCTGTAATACTGTATCCTATTCCATATTTTAATATATCTTGATCTGTTATGTTTCTTGAATAAAGATAATTTAATGCTTGTTGTTTTATTGGACTTTTAGATTTAGATAATTCAAAAAATCCTTCAGGTAATGATAAAGATTCTTGGATTTTATTAGATTTACCAATTTTTATACCATAATCTTTATTTATTAATTTATATTCTTCAAAAAATGAATTTGATGGGTTTATTTTTTTTAAAATAGAATAAACATTATTTCCCCTAAATTCACACACCCAACATTGAAATCTTTGAGTAAGTAGATTTATAGAAAGTTTTTGTTTATGGTGAGAACAAGAAGGACAATGAAACATTGCTTCATCTCCTCCTCTAGTAATTTTAGCTTTTTCCCCAAATAAACGCTCTAAAAAATTAAGAAGTTGTTTTTCCTTCATTTAAATCAAAACTATAGAATTTTCCAAGAATATTATCGTTATACCATTCTTGAGGATTTTCGAGTACAGAAAATACGAACTGATTTTTTGTTTCCCAATATGTTAATTCTTTTTTTGTTTTACATAACTTAATTATAGTTCTTTTAAAATTTTCATAACCGTATAATTTAATATCTTCTTTTAAAAACTTATTTGAACCATAATATGTTTTCCAATCTGATTCAGATTGAATAATTTCATGTAAAGAACGACGTCCTCTACCTGTTTCTTCGTTTAGTTGTTTTTTTGTTTTTTTCTTTTTTTTATTATACCAAAAAACTTTTTTCCCAATATATTTTTTATTATTTATTAAATTTTCAATTACATAAACAAAACCAAAATAATCATTAGGAGAAAATTCTTCTGAATATTCCCAATCACATGTCATATCTTACTACAAAATTTATAGGAACCTTTTTATTTTTTTTAATAGGTTGTGCTAATTTACCTATAGCAACTAATTCATTATCGTTATTATATAAACCAATAGATGTAATATATGGAGAAAATAAACTAGAGGTTTGAATATTTTTTACATTTCCATCAAAGTCTAATGCTGTTGGATTTGATGTAAAATCAAATTCATCTGGTTGTACTAAACATCTGTATTTTTGTTCTGTGTATTCTACAGAACTACTAAAAGTAGCAATATATGAATGAGATGAACCTGATTTGAAAACATTTTGATATTTTCCAGGTTTAGTTATAATATACATTCCATGTTCATATACAATATTGCCTATGTTTGGTGAATTATCATAAGACGAACTTAAATTAGAAACTGTTGTAGATGAAGTTAGTGCTCCAGCAAATATCATTATTTGAGACATACTTCCAGATAGAAATTCTGTTCTAGAACCATTAGCACCAACGAATACTAATGAGTTATTTTTTGTGCTATATGATGAATTATCTGATCCACTTGATATTTTTGAACCGTTTATCCATATTTGAAGTTCAGAGCCTGATTTTTGACATAATACATGTCTTTTGGTTCCTGTTGTAAAAGAAGCAGTAACTTGACTTATTGTAGATCCATCATATCTTTGAAAATATAATTTATCACTGATTATATCTATTTTATATGGATATTGTGGATTTGAGATAGAATAATCGTAAATATTTGCTACAATTGTTCCTAAATTTGATTGTTTTTTGGAAGCACCAAATTTATATAAAATAGGTGCTGTGCTAGATTTAGAATTTAAATAAAAAGATACAGCAAAATCTTCATTATAATCAAAATTATAATTAGATGAATCAGATAATTCTATATACGACGAACTAAATATACTTTCTATTCCTTCTGCAGACATAGAAAATGACATAGAAACATAGTTTACTGGATTATTATATAAACTTGAATCAGAAGATGATATAAAATTATATATACTCATTAATTTGATTTAAATTCATCTATTTTATCTATTTGATCTCTAAAATCAAGGTATAAAACTCTATTATTGTTTGATATAAATGAAGAAGTTACAAAAGAAGAATCATATAAATTTCCTTTAGCATCATCTTTTATAATTACACCAATTTGGGTAAAATCTCCATTAAAACTTCCAGAAATTATTATAGTACCGGGTTTTATTTCATAACCATATAATGAACGAGGAATACTAAGTATATTAGCTTCTCCAAATAATTTTTTTTCTGTGTTTAAAGGATCTTGAATTCCAAAACTATCATAATAATTTAAGTCTTTTTCTTTATAATAAAGATGATTTAATTGATTATGAACAATATTATTATCATTTAAATCAATTATATTTTTAGCAGAAATTGTATCTTCTGAAGAAGTATTTATAACTCTTAAACGAGCATATTTTTCTTGAACACCCAATGAAGAAAGAGTAGAATTAGTAAACTGCTTTGACTTATGCAGTCTGAATGTTTTTATGCTTACATCTGATGGATTTAATTTTTTGTAAACAGACATTCATTTAAAAATCTAATTTTACTGTTAAAAGATATTCTTTAGTAAAGTTTTTCTTTAATGGTTTTGAAGCTTTAGCCACTGCTACTAAATCATTATTATCATTATATAAACCAACAGTAGTAACATATGTTACTGGATTTTGACCGAATGAAGTATATCTTAAAGAACCACTAGCATCTAAATAAGAAGGATTAGTTGTGTAATTAAAATCTGAGTTTTTAACTCTTGTATAAAGATATCTTGAAGAAACTGTTTCTTCTGAATCAAGAATAAAATTACCACTACTAGATACTAAGCTATAGGCAGATTGAAGGCTTCCAGTTGTATTAGATGGTTGTGAAAAAGTTGCTGAAAGAGGAGCAGTACGTAAGGCATCAACATTTAATACAATAAAACCAGCATCTGGATAAAAATAACCATATGATCCACTTGCTGTTTGAACTATATCTGAACCTAACATAGCTGTAGCAGAACCTGATACTATATTAAATTGTCTTCCTGCTTCTGTTAAAGTGGTTACTGGTGTATCATTATTTAGGGTTCCATTATTATCTACTGCTAATAATGTTATGCTATTAGCACCATTTGTCAATTTTAAAAATAAACTTGTTGGTTTTAATCTTTGTTTATAACGCGCTCTATCAACATTAATTACAATAATATCATTTGGGTTATAAGTAGATCCACCAAAAGTAAAAAATTGTGTTTCATCACCGTATACTAATTGACGATATTGATTATATACTACTCTTGAAGCGCTTAATCCTTCTGCTCCTGTAGTTGTATTAAATAATAAAGATCCTGAACCTAATTTATGACCATAAGCTACTGAAAATTGTACAGAAGCTGAAGGTGAAATTTGAGTTGATACATTATCCTTATAAACTTCTACTCTAAATGCTTTTTGACTATTTGCTGCTACTGGGGTAAATGATTGAGAAGCAACATAAAATGTTGTTAATGCGTTAGCATCATCTGACCAAGTATTGGTATATACTTTTTCACTTGATAAAAGAAAATCGTCTGAATTGTATCTAATAAATGTTGACATTATTTATAATATGTTATGCTGTTGTTTTAGTTACATTAACAGGAACTGTAACTCTAGCTCCTGATGTTTTTCCTATTACTGTTAACGTTGTACTTAATGTACTAATTCCTGTTGGGAATAATGATGTGGTAGAAACTGCTTGAATACTGAAAGAAGCTCCATTTACTGTTCTAGCAAATGCTGCATCTCCAAAAATTTGTGAAGCCTCAGTTGATGCTGTTGCTCCTGCTCCAAATCCTTGTAAAGAAGGAATTAATCTTGAATCAGCTATTGTTGCTGTGTATCCATCTGGTTCTTTTCTATTTACTAAACCTTCAAAATTAAGTGTAGTAGGATCAATAGTTGTTGTTTGTCCTAAATTAAGACTAATTTGACTTGATCCAATAGAAAGAATTGGTAATCTTGTAGTTCCTCTAGGTAAAGTAACTAATTTATATTTCATTATTTGAGATTCTTCGGGAAATGCCTCTAATAAAGGCATATTTTCAATTGCTTCTCCGTAATAAGCTGATCCAGAAGGATGACTTTCGTTCCATAAACTATAATCTACTTCATCATCCGAAATAGAAAATTGAGTTATACGAAAGGAACCATCTCCTCTAGCTAAAAGTTCTCTGCCTTTTTTAGTTAAAATGGCATCTATTGTAAGTGATGTATTGTCTAAATATCCCATATATTGATTGTGTTATATTAATAAATATAAATATTTTTGATTTTCATTAAAAATCTTGAGAATTGTTATTTTTTACTAATTTTGAAAAATTAATGATGTCTTGTTTAATTGTATTAAAAGATGTACTTGTGTTTACAGGAATAAGTATCCCACCACCATCAAAATTATAATAATTTGGTAGATCATCTTCTTCATTACTTCCTATAGTTAAACTAATTGGTACATAATTTCTATTAGTTAAATTACCTCTTTCTATAAACCCTATTCTTGGTCCAAAAGAAGCAGTATAAACATTATATGATGGTTTTAATCTATTAGGAAAGTTGTCAAATGATGTTATAGAAAATTGATATGAAGGATTTAATTCATTATCAATATAAGATACAAAATATGAATCATCTTTATTAATAACTTCAGATGAATCTATATTTTCAGTATCTATGTTTATTACTTTTTCTATTCTAAAGGCATAAGCTTCTTGTGTTCCTCCTGGATCTATTACAAGATTATTTAAAGAAATAGGATTAGCATTGTATGCATTTGCACTACTAGCAGTAGTATTAAAAGATTTAGAAACAAAAAATTCTATTTCAAAAAAAGCATTAGTATAAGAAGAAGAAATGTCAGCAATTTGAGATATACTAAATGGTATAGTTTGAGAAGTAAAATCAGTTCCTCTTAATAAACCAGTAGAAAGTATTTCTGTTAATCCTGTATTATATGTTCCTGATGGAAAAGATTGTCCTGCTTCACTTGATGTAAAATTACTATAACTTCCTGTGAGTATCCTTATTCTAGCATAAGGTGAATTATATGTTGAACTAAATGATGCTGTAGAAATACTATCTATTTTATAATTTATTGAATTCCCACCATTGTATCCATGTTCTATTCTAAATTCAATACTGCTTGATATACTTATAAAATCTATGTATTGTTCTGTAGGATTGTAATATATATTTGCTATATTAAATGTTTTAGATCCCCTATTTGTTCCTGCCTGTCTTATATAAACTGTTACCTCTCCACCTGCATTACCAACACTGGTTACAACATAAAAATATATTCTTATTTTAGAATTATCTGTAGGGAAACCATTATATGTTTTATAAATAGGAAAACGATCAAAAGTACTAGTTGGATCTAAATTAACTAATAAATAAGTTTCATTAGATCCAGAAGGCCACGGAAAACCACTACCCGTTGTTAGTGTAAGTCTTGGTGACCAAGCATTGTTCCAACTAGATGTACTACTACAACTATCTATTAAAAATTTTTCTGATGGTAATTCTCCGGGTACACCTAAATTAAAAGCACCTAATTCTGGTTGAAAATAACTTCCTGAAATTGTTAAAATTTGGCCTGGTTCTATATTAAAATAAGAAGATGTTAAAACGGTTTTAATTCCAAAATATTCATTACCAAAAGTTTGCGATTTTAAAAGAATAGAATTTGCTTGTTTTTCTGTATAAAATATTCCAGTAACAAAATTGGTTCCTGAATAGAAGAAAGGTTGAACTCCAATATATTGTGGTTCTCCATCAAATAATTGAAAGTAATTTTGTAAATCATTTAAATCAGACAATAAATTAATTATAGGTGCTCTATATGGTATTAATGAATCAAAAACATATACTAATGTACTAGTTGGATTAGGATTAGTAATATTAGAATTAGTTAAATAATTTAATCCAAAACTTCTTCCATATATCGAAAGTGTATTAAGAGTTAATCCTGGTTCATAATTTGCTGGAGAGCCATCTGCTTTGGTATATGTTTCAGAAAAAGCATATGTATCTATATTATTATTACTAATATCTACACTTCCTGATTCTTTAGTTTTAGAAATGGTTTGTTCTAAAATAAGAGTTTCACCTGAAGAAATTGGATTTAAATTTATTGAAGAAGAATAACTTACATCAGAAACAAAAGGTTCTATTCTTGATATTTTTGATCTTTCTAAGATAGAAGGTTCTATTACATTTCCTATTGTTTCATTTGTTCTACTCGGAATAACTTTTTCTACTAAATTTAAAACAGAATGATCATATTTACTTGTTAAATTAATAAAATTATTTATATTATTTCTTCCTTGATATTTAGAAAAATAATGTTTTCTAATTCCTTTAAGATTATCATAAGATGAACTATATTGATAATTAGGTTCCCCTATATATTCATCTAATGAAAAATTGGTTCCTAATTGAGCTACTATGTCTTTATTAATTTGTTTTGTTTGAGAAAAACCTATAAATAATTCATTAGTATCTATTGAATAATCAAAAGGTGAACTTTTTTCTATTTTTAAATAGGGATTTAAAACATTTCCTTCAGTTTGAGAATCAATAATTCTAATTTTATTGCTTAATGGAGAAGAAGGAGATATATAAGAACTTGAAATAACATTATTTAAAACTTCACCAGTAAAATTTTCTGTGTCGTTAAACCCAACTCCAATAGCGATTGAACCACTTGTTTTATCTCTTAATGTTTGGGGGAATGATCCTATTGTAAAAGGAAATACATCTTGATTAGGATGTATAGATGGTAAATTAGAAGAAGTTATATATAATTGATATTGTGACATATGATATAAATATTATTAACTTAAATCTATACCATTATAACCAGAAGTACTTCCACTTAATTGATATACAATAGTATCACTTCCTAAAGGTAATCTTAAAGCTAAATCATCATAAGAAGAGTAAATATTATTACCTACTATACTTTCAGGATTTAATACATGATAATTAAATATTGATTCTGATAGAGGATTACTCCAATATCTTAATTCCATGTAAGATCCACTAAAATAATTTGAATTAACATTACTTCCTAGATACATTAAACTAGAAGTAAATATATCTCCTGTTGTAGTAGAATAAAAATTAGTCCATGATTTATTATAATCGGGATTAGATATGGTTATACTAGAAGAATATTGATGTGATATATAATCTTCAGATTTTTTCTTTAAAAATAATCTATATGTTTGCGAACTACCAGATTGTGAAAGAGTTCTTTTAGTACTTTTAGTTAAAAGTAAATTCCACCATCCTTCTTCACTTCCAGAAAAATTATAAATAGGAGCCTGTATAGAAGCTGAAGAATATATGTTTGTTGATTGGTCTTTTATTAAAAAAGATATTTTACCATCAATATCATTTATTTTGTCTATTTTTACTCCAAAATCAAAAGATGCACTTAAAGGATGTTTAACTGTAAATAAATAACTTCCTGAGTTAAAATTATTTCTATCATTAAACATAAATTCAATAGCATCTGCTACTAAATTTGTATATCCTTTATTTTCATTTTGTTGTAATGGTAACCATGGGATTTCTATTCGAGAAGCGCTTGTATTTAAAGAATAATGAAATTTTTCATAAGATTCTTTAATATTTGATATGTCTATAGAAGGAGTGGTAGTTTCTTCTATTGATATTAAATCAGTAGAAATACCAAAAGTTGAAATTAAAGATTTAAGTCCTCTTAATGTTCCTTTTGTTTTATAAAAATAACTTAAGTTATGAAATATTCTTTTATATTTTTCTTGTACTATGTCTGCTTTGGGTAATGATCCCAAATTTGAAGAAGATATTAATCTTTCACCTGAACCAGTAGGAACATAAATAGATCCACTTTGTGTGTTACCTAAAAGAAAATCATAAAATTGTGCTTCACTTAATTCTTCATTATTTACATCGAATCCTAAAGATTCTAATACTTCTACAATTAAATCTTTTGATATTCCTTTAGCTATATTGTTTTCGTTTTTATATAAATCGGTAAGGGCTTTAATATATATCCAAATTTCATCAAACATCTGTCCAACCATGTTTGTAAATTTCAAATATCCTACATTTAATTCATAATCATCTAATATATAACCAGGTAAAGTATATATTAGGTTATGAGGATTTTGGTTATCAAATTGAGATGCACTTAATATTTCTCCACCATAAAGATAGCTTGATTGATTATCACTACCAAACCATGTTAAAGCTTGACTAGAAGTAGAATGATAAAGAATATAAGGTGGGGTAGAATTTGATTTAGGCCAAGCTTTTGAAGAAGAAGTATAATATAAATAAGTTTCAAAACTATCAAAATTTCCTTTTATCTCTTTTATATTATTATTAATTAATAATATTTGTGAAGAGGGACCATTATTATCAACTAAAGATTGAGATTGAGCATTATATGATTCTAATAATTCAATTTTATATTTAAAATTATTTAATCTCTCTTTAGCTGAGCTAAAATGTACAAAATTATCCAGCGAAGTAAAGTCAATATCTATTTGTGCTTTACTTTGTGATATAGAATTTAAAAATCGTGCAAAATCTTCATCAGAAGCATTAGTTGTTATATCAGAAAAAT